CCCAAAGATGAAAACAATTATTACATTCAGAGACTAAGTATCTTTTATAAGTCTAAGGATCCTATTTGCCTTCACATATGTCTTGTATGATAACAAAGCCACTGGTATTGATTCAGTTTCAATTTCCACAAATTTGGTCCAAAGTGTGTCTTTCGATATGCCAATCCTTGAACAGTACTCTTCAACCATGAATTCAGAGAACTCATCTAGACATTCCCCAGAGTTTTGCTTGTTATACAACCATTGCAGCTTCCTCAAACAAGTCTCCTTTGCAATAACTGTTGGATCATCCTCGATGCAATCCTTATACAACCAATTTCTGAGCTCTCTTAGCATCTCTGTGTGATACTTCTTTGGTTCTTCGGAAAAAGACTCAAAGAAATCTGAAATATCAAATTCAGCAAATCCTTCATCCTCAAACACTTCTTCGGGTTTCTCAAGTAATTGAGTGAATTCTCTAAAATCTGATTCATCTGCCCTATAAACGTCCTCCATGAATGCATCGAAATCAAATTCTTCTTTTTCATAGTCATCAGATTCTGAGATTCCTCCATGAGCTGACTCCTTTGACTTTCGTATCAGTTTAACAATGTCTGATCTTGAACGTGTCAACAAATTTTCTTGATTGTTTAAAATGCTCATGTTGAATTTCACTGAGTAGTTAAGATACACTATATCATCTGTCTTAAGCTCATACTGACCTTTCTCATTGACTTTAACACTGAACCATCCTTCTCTAATTGGCGTCAATGTGAAAGGAATCCGTCTAAAATTCAGAACAGGAGTCATAGCTTTGAAGCCTGATACACATTCTCTGAAGGTTGAGCCCATCCTATACAAGTCTCCGTGATCTATGTACTGTTTCTCATAAGTCAGTTCAGAAAGGTCCCAATTAAGTTCTTGACATGCACTCTTCAACACACCAAAGAGAGTCCTGGTGTTCACTTGCTTTAATTGCACAAATCTGTTCCCATTTTCTTCAACGACCATCAAATTGCAGCCTCTTCCACTGACACCCATAATCAAATCACCCTGCCATTGATTGTTTGTCTTCTTTTGTTTTTGTATGTACCACATCACTAAAATTCCATTCCTCATGCAGAATGAGTGAGCTTCTCTCACATGGAGACTTCTGAATGCCAACATGGTTAGTGACTTTTCATACTTTCTGGTCATCTTTCCAACAAAAGAAGTGTCAGACAGCAAAGATTTCATGAGCTTGACATCTTCATCAGTGACCTTTGCCCAGCCAAGCTGTTCTAGAACTACCAAATCAGTAAGTCTCAACAAATCATGCACTTTGTATCTCACATCATAGCTTTGCTCAAGTTGAACTATGTGATCGTAAGAACTAGATAATTTCACCATTGAGTTGAGCGTGTCATTTAAGCTCTTTGTTGTAAAACATGGTGACAAACACTTCATTGATGTTGTTTTGTTCCTCTCAAATTTTGACATTAGCTTAGATATATAATCAGCTGGTTTCACATTAGCTTCAGAACAGAATGATAAGAAAGATGGATAGCTATCCCATGTTATGTCTAGTTTTTCTTTGAATTTCTCGGTCTCAAATTCATCACCTAATCTGATTGACAATGCTGAGAGAAAATGATTCTTAAATGAAGCTTGTTTGTCAAACTTTCCACTCACCAGCGCAAAAGTAACTGGTTTCAATCTGTATGCTTTGCGAGGAATCATCTTCTTCACAACTGGCTCAGTTATTGTCGCGTACACTTCATGGAATGGAAGCCAATCTTCCACACTGCCTTCAGAAATCCTCATTTTCTTCATATATTCCGCATAAGTCACCTTTTCTTCCTCTTCTTTTGGTATACCTTCCACATTGGCTGGATGCTCATCATCAACTCTGACTTCATCACCCATGTTGGTTCTCCACATTTTCCCAGTTCGGAAAGCACCAGCTCTTCCATAATATATTGCCTCAGATGTCCTTTTGAAGGCTAATCTAGCTCCTCTGCCCATTAATTTCATGAAAATCTTGTATTTCAGTTCCTGTGGAGTTGCCTCGTCTCTCATTGTGAACAGATGATCAAATGCCAACTTGTCTTTCAATAAGTCAAAATCAAATCCAACTTTCTTCTTCATCAGCTGCAGCTGACTTACAAATCCCTGTGGGATCCTCAGCGGTTCTTTCTTGAAGAATGAAAGGTAATGAGCAAATTCTTCTGGTGAATCCTCATATTCAATCAGATTTTCAATCTTGTTTTCACCATAACATAATCCTAGGTTTTTCTTTCCTGATGGTGTTTTTGAAACACAATAGTTATAATACTCTGGTCCAAGTGCGACTGTTAATTCAGGTCTCATCATAGGATACACTCCGAGATCATATGGATACTCTGATCTGTTGCCACCTAGGATGATAGCTGGATCCGTTGGACCTCCATCATATGAACCAAAAATCATTTCAAGATGACTGGCATTAAGTTCGTGAGCATACTGAATGTCATCCAGACATGCTCCATTTTCATACAACTGTCGTATCCTTGAGAAGCTCTCAGCTACAGCATCAGTGAAAGAGTCAGTTTTTATGACTGAGCAAGCAGCAAGCGAAAATTTCACAAGAGGAGTCAGTGACATTGTGTTTAGCATGAAAGTCGAATTGAATTCATAGACAAAGTGACCAGTAGTTGCTTTTGGAGATAAATCCATCGCATGCAGCTTCCTTGACCACTCAGCACATAGGCAGAGTGCAGTGTACTGTAGACCTGCGCTTGCAATGCTAGGATCAATAGCTATGATCTGACCCTTATCATCTGAGCTTAGCCTTGTTCTTCTTTCAATGGCTTTTGGATACAGATTGAGTTTTCTCCATCTTTCAAAAAGAGCCCATTCAAATGAATCACAACCCAAAGCAAGTGCAGAACTAGTATAGTGAAATATCCCTTGTCCCATGTCTGACGTTAGTGTTATTGAGGTTTTACCAAATTTCAAATAATTCTGCTTTAGAACATCTAAATGATTCCCATGCTCTTTATCTGGATATTTGTCCCACATTCTCACCAATTCTTTGGGAAGCTCAACTCTTTTATCACAATGTGACATGATAACAGACTCACAAATCTTAGAGCTGAGTGGATCATGTTTACCGGTCTTAAAAATGGGTAGA